AGCTCCGGCTCAAAGTGGACGTGATGCTCACGGACATCTCCAATTCCTACGAGGACATCAGCACTTTCCTGAAGCAGGAGGGCTACAACATTTCCAAGTCGAGCGTCGGGCGGTACGCGGTGCGGACGAACACAGCCACACAGCGGCTGCTCGAAGCGCAGGCACAGACGGAAAAGCTGGTGCAGGTGGTGAAAGAGAACCCGGACGCCGACTACACGGAGGCTGCCATCCTGATGATGATGAACGGGCTGGTGGACAAGGTGGCGACGGCAGAAGAAGAATTTGACCAGATGCCTTTGGACAAGGCAGGGCGGCTCATCGCCTCCCTGTCCCGGACAAAGGTCTACAAGGACCGGGTGAGACAGGATATGAAAAAGAAAGCGGACATCGCCCTGAAACAGGCGGAATCGGAACTGATGCAGGTGATCCGGCAGGACGAGGAGTCGAAGCAGAAGCTCCGGGAGATCCTGATCGGGGCGAGGGAACGGATGGTAACAGATGATTGATGTGGAAGAATGGCTCCGGGAGCTGGATGAAGGCGAGGATGCTGCAGTAAAGAACAACGAGGAGTACCAAAAAAGGATCTTCGGGGAATACGTGCTCCGTGGGACAGACCACTGGGACGAAAGGCTGGAACTGAACAGGAGATACCGGAACGGGGAACCGCTGACGGGGGAGCACGGGCTGCGCAGGGAACTGGCAGCGTTCGACCTGCAGTACTTCGGGCTGGCGTACCTCTCCGAGTATTTCAAGTGCAAGTCCCCGCGCTTCCACGAGGAACTGGACGCTATCTGGAGCCGCGGCGTCATGAAGGGAAAGAACCCGGCAAGGGACGCGAAGGAGATCTCCTACATGCACGGCTCCAGGAACGCGGTCGCGGCACCCCGTGGACACGCGAAGTCGACCAATTTCACATTCAAGGACGACCTCCACGCGATCCTGTACGGTTACAAGCATTACATCCTGATCCTGTCGGATTCATCTGAACAGGCGGAAGGATTCCTGGAGGACATCCGGACGGAAATTGAGGACAATGCGGACATCATCATGGATTTCGGCGAACTGAAAGGGGAAAAGACGTGGAGGACAGGCGTCCTGCTCACCAAAAATGACATAAAAGTGGAGGCGATCGGCTCCGGAAAGAAGGTCAGAGGACGCAGGCACCGGAACTGGAGACCGGACCTCATCGTCCTGGACGACATTGAAAATGATGAGAACGTAAACACGCCGGAGCAGCGGAAGAAGCTGAAGAGCTGGTTCGACAAGGCAGTATCAAAAGCCGGTGACACGTACACGGACATCATGTACATTGGGACAATCCTTCATTATGATTCTCTTCTTTCAAAGGTCCTCGTCAATCCGGAATATGAGACAAAGAAATACCGTGCGGTCATCAGCTTCGCGACGAATACGAAGCTGTGGGACGAATGGGAAAGCATCTACAACAACCTGTTCGACGAAGACCACAAGGCGAACGCACGGAAATTTTATGAGGAACACGAGCAGGAGATGCTCGAAGGCACGGAGGTACTGTGGAAGGAAAAACTGCCGTACTACAGCCTGATGGTCGAGCGCGTATCGACGGGGGAGGCGGCATTCAATTCCGAACTGCAGAATGATCCGGTCGACCCGGAAAATGCGACATTCAACCCGGAGTGGTTCGATTTTTACGAGCCGGAGCAGGTGGACTGGAAGAGTCCGGATTTCATCTTTGTGGGCGCAAACGATCCGTCACTCGGGAAGAACAAGAAGTCGGACACAAGCTCCATCATCAACCTCGCCCTGTCCTTAAAGACCGGGTACATGTATGTGGCGGATGCTTCCATCGAAAAACGGAAGCCGGACGTGATCATCGACGACGTGTTCGAGATGAGCAGGCGGCTCAAACGGGACTATGAAAAGGGATTTTTTAAATTCGGAGTCGAGACCGTACAGTTCCAGTACTTTTTTAAAGAAGTCATGGCAAAAAAATCGGCGGAGGAAGGGGAGTACATCCCCATCGAGGAGATCCAAAGCAGCATGAACAAGCAGCTCCGCATTGAGTCGCTCCAGCCGCTGATCAAGAATAAATACCTGAAATTCAACCGGGAGCACAAGACGCTCCTGAAGCAGATGGAGGAGTACCCGTTCGGAAGGAATGACGACGGTCCGGACGGACTGCAGATGGCGGTTCAGCTTGCGCAGACAGTCCGTGCGGCAGCCGGAAGCACGAAGTACCAGAGCATCATCAAGCGCCGGTTCCGGATGGACAGGGGCGCCTACTAGGAGGTAAGGAACATTGGCCAAAAAGAAGCGGAAGGAAAAACCGTTCGACCCGGAGGTCGACACCGGCGTTTTAAGACCGGTCCGGGCAAGGATCGCCGCAGGCGACGTCAATGACAAATACTCGACCTACCCGTCCAACGGGCTCACGCCCAAAAAGCTCGCGCGGATCCTGCGGGCGGCGGATGCCGGGGATGTCTCCGAACAGATGGAACTGTTCGAAGAGATGGAAGAGAAGGACACGCACCTTTTTTCACAGCTGCAGACGCGGAAACTTGCCGTGACCGGGCTGGACTGGGAGGTGCAGCCGTTCGGCGACACGGAGCTGGACAAACTGGTGGCGGACTTCATCAGCGGACAGCTCCGGGGCATCGAGAACCTGGACGACGTGTTTTTGGACATGCTGGATGCCATCGGCAAGGGTGTGAGCGTCATGGAGATCGCGTGGGGCGTGAGCCCGGAAGGATGGAACATCATCGAGGACATCGAGTACATCCACCCGAAGAAACTCGTTTGGGACAGCCTGACGGACGAGATGCTGATCTGTACGAGGGAATTCCCGTCCGGGGTCAGCCTCCCGGAGAACAAGTTCGCCGTGCACCGGTACAAAGCCAAGTCCGGGCATACGAGCAGGAACGGGATCCTCCGGGTGTGCGCGTGGATGTACCTCTTCAAGAACTACGACGTGAAGGACTGGGTGGCGTTCTGCGAGGTCTTCGGGATGCCCTTAAGACTCGGCAAATACAGCGCGGCAGCGTCGGAGCAGGACAAAAAGGCACTCATGGAGGCAATCTACAGCCTCGGGAGCGACGCGGCGGGGATCGTGCCAGACACCACGGTCATCGAATTTATTGAGTCCCAGAAGACCACGAGCGTCGAGATCTACGAACAGCTCGCGCGCTACTGCGACGAGCAGGTCAGCAAGGCGGTGCTCGGGCAGACGCTGACATCGGACAGCGGAGGCGGGAGCTATGCACAGTCCAAGACACACAACGAGGTCCGGCACGACCTGACGGTCGCGGATGCGAAGGCGCTTGCGACCACGGTCCGGCGCGACATCATCCGCCCGCTGGTGGAGTACAACTTCGGAAAGGACGTGGACATACCGTTCTTCATGTTCGACTGCAGGGAGGCTGAGGACCAGAAGGAGACCGTCGACATCTACCGGACGCTCGTCTGCGACATGGGGCTCAAGATTCCGGAGAGCCACATCTACAAGAAATTCAACATTCCAAAGCCCGAGGAGGGCGAGGAAGTGCTGCACCCGAGGCTCGTCATGGAGACCAGACTTCCACAGGAAGGACCGGACGGCACGGAGGAGCAGAGCCTGAAGGACGATATAGGACAGGCGGAACAGGACCAGATCGACGCAATGGCAGCGGAAGCAGTGAAGCGGGCGGAGGACGCCTTCCATGAAATGATGAAGCCGATTCTCAGCAAAATTGACACAGCGGACGACCTGGAAACACTCCGTGAGACCTTAAAAGATGAAGACGAGATCAAAAAGCTCTATGAGCAGATGGACTCGCCGGAGCTGGAGGACATCCTGCACCAGGCAATCTACCTGTCGGAGCTGATCGGGAGGAGCCAGCAATGAAAGAAGCCTCCTACGGACCATCCAGCGACTTCGTCTTCCATGCCGCGGTGGAATTTTTAAAGAAAAAGGCACCACTGGAAGAGAAGGAATACAAGAGCCTGTCCGACGAGTGCAGGGCAAAGGCGTTCACGGTGTCCGGTTACACGGGGGTCGAAGTGCTCCAGAAGTTCCTTGATGAGCTGACGGATGCCTGCGAGAACGGCAGCACAAAAAAAGAGTTCACGGACAGCATGAACGACTTTCTGACGCGCAACGGCTTCGAGGGGCTCGACCCGTTCCACGCGGACGTGATCTTCCGGACGAACATGCAGACCGCCTACAACGCAGGGCATTACAAAAGCATGACGGACGAG